TTTTTTTAAAAAAAGGGGTGAAAATATGATTTATATTATAATGTCTATAGTCGAACTTGTACTTGATATTGCTGTTATCGCTATTATTGTAAACAACAAACGGAAATAGCCGAAAGGAGAACAAATGGAAAAGAAAGCAACTATTGAAGAAAAACAGCTCATTCATGACGCTGTGAAAGAACTTCCGCTTGAAAAACTTATGGAATTTTATTTCAGGCTTTGCATGGCTGAATTTTCAGAAAAGATTTTTGCGGAGTTCAGAAAGTAAAAGGAGGAATTAAAAATGTCAATGGCATTACCTAAAATTACGCCTGCAATGGCTGGAGAGCTTGCAGGGAAAAGCACACAGTTCATTCGTATCGGAATGCAGAGGAATCTTCTCAATCCGCCGATAGGTACGGCAATGAAAATGACCGGTCAGGAACGTTACTACTACGATATAAGACCGCAGAAACTTGCAGAATATCTCGGTGTTACTATACCGGAAATGTACCGCAAACTTGGTATTGAGATTGATATTGATTTTGAGGAGGAAAACAAATGAGAAAATACAGACTTTACGACCGTTATGAAGATTACGGATTTATAGACGGTTTTGACAGTGTAAAGGCACTGGTAGACGTTGCAAAAGAGTGGATAAAAGAGACGGGCGGCGAATGTGAACTTGAAGTCTACGAGTGGAACGACATACGCAAAAAATACGAGTTTGTAAAACTGGAGGTTGAAGAAAATGAATGAGCTGAAGATATTTACATTTGAGGGAACAGAAGTAAGGACGATTGAGAGAGACGGCGAACCGTGGTTTGTTGGAAAAGATGTTGCCGAAATCCTCGGGTACGCAAAAGCAAGAAATGCAATTGCTACTCATGTTGATGAAGATGACAAAAAGGAAGCCCCGATTCAGGGCGACCTCGGCGGAGTACAGAAAATGACTATCATCAACGAGAGTGGGCTTTATAGTCTGATACTGTCAAGCAAGCTCCCGACCGCTAAAAAGTTTAAGCACTGGGTTACAAGCGAGGTTCTCCCGGCTATCCGCAAGCATGGGGCGTATAACGCAACATTTGCTGACCTGTCACCGCAGTTGCAGTATCTCATCACACTTGAACAGCGGCAGAACGAACTTGAAAAGCGTGTATCTGATTGCGAAACAAAGCTTGAATCCGACCGGAGCAGGACCATTGAAGAAACTTTTGGCTACGGAAGAATCAGCGGCACTCTCCGGAACGAAATAAGCAAGGCTGTAAAGGTAAGGGCAATTGATATTTGCCGTTATGCTGATACGTATGACAAGGTAGGCAAACGTGTAATCAGCAGCATTTACAAGGCTATACAGAAGAAATTCGGGGTATCGTCTTACATGGATTTACCGTTCAACCGCTACGAGGATACGATTATTTTCATTGGCTGCTACGAACCGGACGCAAAACTGACCGTTGCTATCACGAAAGCCACACCTAAGCCGGATATGAGCTTTCTTACAATGCTTTCGGAAAATTAAGGAGGAAAAAGGAAATGAATGAAGTTGTTGTTGTGCTGTCAAAATTCGGAATGTTTGTGGGTGTTTCACTCATGGCAGCAACGTTTATTGAAATGGCAATTGAACGCCACATTGAGAAAAAAGCTATCGAAAGGCGGAAGAAAATCGTCATGCAGCGTATGACTATATGGAAGATTATCGCACAGGAAACCGACCCTATCGAAAACGCAGAAGACAGAGGTTATGCCGTTGCACGAGTGCTGTCGTTGCAGTATGAGTTGAACGCACTGGAAGGAGGAAAACAGAATGCAGATGAGTGATGGCGAAATACTTACAAGCTATCGTCAGGCAAAGGATAAAAGCAAACAGGTGCAGATACTTGCAGACCTGAACGATTGCACAATTGCGGATATTGTCAGGATTCTGATTGCACGGGGTATCAGCCCGAAAGCTTTCAGAATCCGCAAGAGAGTTTCCAACGAGAAAAACACCACAAGCAAGGCGGAAAAGCCTGACCCTGTCAAAGAAAAAAAAGTTGTATATGCTGCTTGCAATCCTCGAAAAGACCTTCGGGCGGATAGATACGCCTGCAGAAGTCATGCTCAAACGTGTGACGGAAAAGGAGCTTGACTTTTATCTTGATAAACTTGCATATGAGAGAGTATAAAAAAATGTCCCCGCAAATTTTGTCCCATCGATGGGACAAAACGGGGGACGGTAACATTACGACATTGTTATTATAACACATAAGGAGGAAAATGTCAATGGGGTATGTATCAAAAACTTATAATCAGGCTGTTGCACTGCACCGCCGCATTATGGCAAATGCACAGTCAGCACAGGAATCGCTGTATGAGGTCTGCAAAGGGCTGAAAGAAATGCGTGATTCTAAGCTTTACAAGGTGCTGCAATACCGTACTTTCGAGGAATATTGCGAAACGGAAGTCGGGATTAAGCATAGTCAGGCATATAAATTTATTGCTATTGCAGAAAATATGTCCGAAGATTTTATCCACTCGAGTGGAAAGATTGGAGTTACAAAACTTGCACTGCTTTGCACGCTTTCCGAAGACCAGCGGGAGGAAATCACCGAAACAACCGACCTTGCTACAACGTCCGTCAAGGAACTTGAAAAGAAAATTTCCGACCTCAAAGCCGAAAAAGAAACAGCAGAAAATGAACTGTGCGAGGCGAAACGCCGCACACAGAATCTGTTGAAGAAAAACGTTGAACTTGTCAAGCAGGTGGAGGAACTTGAAAACCGCCCTGTTGAAGTGGCGGTGCAGGTCTCCCATGAAGAAGAAAATCTCCGTAAGGCTATGGTTACGCTTAACAGTGAGCATGACAAGGCAATGAACGAAATCCAGGAAGAAAATATCAGATATATCCGCAGCCTGAATGACAAGCATAACGAAGAACTTACAAATCTCCGTGCGGAGTATGAACGGAAACTTTCGGAAGCTGAGACTTCAACTGAACTCACAATTGATACAGCGGAGGTTTTTAAGGCGTATCTTTCGGCGGCGGTTGATTCTACAAACAGGCTGATTGATTTCATCAAAACTAATCCCGATGTGGGTTACACATCGGAAATAAAGACTTTTTTCAAAAACATAATAACAGAAATGGAGGGCTAAAAATGGCAAGATTGTTTGATATATCGTCCGAGTTTGCAAGCCTTTTTGACAGGCTTGATGATATACAGGACATGACTTTCGATGAAGATGTTACCGACCCCGAAAAGCTCCGTGAAGACCTGATGCAGGCGTGGTATGATACGCTTGAGGGCATCGAGGCAGAGTTTGACATAAAGGCGGAGAGTGTAGCTCAGTATATTAAAGGGCTTAAAGCCGAGGAGACCGCCATAAAGGCAGAGGAGGACAAGCTTAAAAAACGCCGTCAGCAGTGCGAACATAGGGCGGAATGCATGACGGTCTATCTGAAAAACTGCATGGAACAGATGCACGTTAAGAAGATTGAAACCCCGAAAGCAAAAATCACAATCAGAAATAACGCTCCGGCACTGAGAATTTCCAACGAGACAGATTTTATTGCGATGTTGCAGAACTCGGGCAGAGACGAACTTCTGAAATACGAACAGCCTAAAATCTGCAAGACCGAAATTAAGAAACTTATCAAGTCGGGTGAAATTTTTGACGGTGCAACGCTTGAAAGTTCACAATCGGTTGTTATAGGATAGGAGGACATATGGATAACTACTTTAACGACCTGTATCAGGTCAACGTTGGTGACAAGGTAGAGCGTAAAAACGGACTTGCTTATCTGTCGTGGGCGTATGCATGGGCAGAGGTAAAAAAACATCACCCCGATGCTACATACAAAGTATATGAGACTGAAACGGGTTGTATCTATCACACTGACGGGCGTACTTGTTGGGTAAAAACCGGCGTTACAGTAAACGGCATAGAGCATATAGAGTATCTTCCTGTTATGAACTTTAAAAATCAGTCTGTATCGCTTGATGATATCACATCTGTGGCGGTAAATAAAACTATACAACGTAGTTTGACAAAATGCTGTGCCAGACATGGACTCGGCTTGTATATATATGCCGGTGAGGATTTGCCTGAAGATGATAAAATTGCTTTGACGTGTGCAGATTGTAACAAGCTTATCACAGACCACGAAAAACGGACAGCTTCACAAATAGCTGACGGCACACTGAAGAACTACGGCAGAAAACTTTGCTGGGGTTGTATGATGAAAGAAATCGCTAAGCGTAAACAGGAGGCGGCTAATGGAGCTGAGACCGTATCAAAGTGAACTTGTTGCAGAAGTCCGCAAAGAATGGCGGAGGGGCAAAAAAGCCCCCTGCATTGTTCTTCCGTGCGGAGGTGGGAAAAGCTGTATTGTTGCCGAAATTGCAAGAAGAACAACCGAAAATCATAATCGTGTGTTGTTTCTTGTTCACCGCAAAGAACTTGTTGAACAGATAAAAAATACATTCAATCAGTGGGGCGTGAACATGAATTTATGTGATGTCATGATGGTGCAGACGGCATCAAGAAAAATCGAAAAGTTGAAACCTCCGATATTGATTATCACCGATGAGAATCATCACAGTAAAGCGAATACTTATCGCAAAATTTATGATTTCTTTCCGCAGGCTTACCGTATAGGAGTGACCGCAACACCCATACGCCTTGACGGTTCAGGTTTGCAAGACGTGAACGATGTGCTTGTTGTGGGGGTTTCGGCAAAATGGCTGATTGAACACAAATGCCTTGCACCATATGATTATTACGCCCCTGCTGTTGCAGATATGTCGGGGGTTGCAAAAAAACGTGGCGAATTTGATTCTGCATCTGCTGAAAAAATTCTCCTCGAGAAAAAAGTTTTCGGTGATGTGATTCACTATTACATGAAATACGCCGGTGGGTCGCAGGCTGTATGTTACTGCACAACAGTAAAACATTCTTTGAGAATGGCTGAGGAATTTTCAGATGCAGGAATTGAAGCGGCACATATTGACGGCACAACGCCAAAAGCCGAAAGAGAAAGAATTATAAATGACTTCCGCAGGGGTGCAATTGATATTCTGTGCAACGTGGATTTGATTTCGGAGGGATTTGACGTGCCGGATTGCGGTTGTGTAATAATGCTGAGACCGACACAGAGCCTGACGTTATACATTCAACAATCAATGCGGTGTATGCGTTACCGTGAGGGGAAACGTGCGGTTATACTTGACCATGTGGGAAATTATGCCCGGTTCGGGTTGCCTGATGCAGGCCGTACGTGGACACTTGAGGGAAAACTTCACAAAGGGCAGTATAAAGCCCCCGAAGAAGTCCACATAAAGGAATGCCCGAAATGCTATGCCGTGATTGCACCGGAAGAAAGCAAATGCCCGCACTGCGGATATGAATTTCCCAAAAGGGAACGCAATGAAATTGAAAGTGAACCGGCAGAGTTGAAGAAAATAGAGGGATTTGTACTTGATTTCAAAACCCCGGCTGAATGCCAGAGTTACGCAGAATTGCTTGAATATGCGAAAACGCACGGCTATAAAAAAGGCTGGGCATGGTATCAGGCAAAAGAAAGGGGGCTGATAGCTTGACAGAAGAACACAGGATTCAGAACGAAATCCGCCTTGCTCTTGCCGACACTTGCATTATTTTCCGCATGAATGTCGGCAAAGGGTACACGGCAGACGGTCGATATTTTACAACAGGCGTGCCGAAAGGATTTTCAGACCTTTTCGGATTCCGGAAATCTGACGGAAAAGCCGTCTTTATTGAGGTGAAAACGCCAACAGGTCGACCGACAGAACAACAGAAACATTTTCTTGAAACTATGCGGGAATACGGTGCTATTGCCGGTATTTGCAGAAGTGCCGAGGATGCAATTGAACTTACAGGAGGTATTTGAAATGGGATTTTCAACAGATTATACAGAAGTACAGGAATTTGACCTTATTCCGGCTGGAGAATATGAGACAATTATCAAAAAAATTGAAGAACGCACAACGAAGAACGGTGCTACAGGTATTAACATGACGCTCGTTATCCGCAATGATGTCAAGCAGGGTTGTCAGAACCGTTGCATTTTTCATACGCTCTGGAAACGCCATGAACCCACTCAGGCAGATATGCAGGTACAGGGATACAGCTATAAACAGATAATGAGACTTGCGAAAGCTGTAAATCTGCCGAGTGGGAAAAATTATGACAGTGTAAAGCAGCTTTGTGAAGATATGATTCATCGCCCACTGAGAATTACTGTTGAACATGAACTCAATGAATACAGCGGAAAGACGAGAGAGAATGTGAAGTACATCAACGAAAGCAAATTCCCCGACTGTAAGCACGTTTTCAAAGAAAAGCCGGTAGTTTCAGCCGATACGGTTGCACAGCGTCCGCAGGAACAGTTCGCAGGTTCTAAGGCTGTAACAGGGGTAAATCCGGACGACTTTGAGGAAATCATCAGCGACGGCGATGTTCCGTTCTAATCTAAGGAGGAACAATGTACGAATTTATACCAAATGAATTGAAAATGCTGAAGAACTGGGTCTGCTGGCAAGCAGCCCCAGACCCTAAAGCACATAGCGGAATCAGCAAAAAGCCGATAAATCCGCAGACAGGCGGATTTGCAATGTCCAACAATCCCGATACATGGAGTGATTTTGCAACGGCTGTCGAGGTTTCTTCCGACTTTGCCGGAATTGGTTTCATGTTTAGCGGTTCGGGATATTTCGGGGTTGATATTGACGATGCAGATGAATCACTATCCGAATATCTTAACGGAAATCGCAATAATATAATCGGCGAATTTATTGATACATTGCAGAGCTATGCGGAACTTTCAAATTCTAAAAAGGGCATTCACATAATCTGCAAAGGAAAACTGCCTGACGGCGGTCGGCGTAAAGGCAACGTTGAAATGTATGACAGTGGGCGTTTTTTTGTAATGACGGGAAACTATTGTTCGGAATATGTTGATATTACCGAATGCACCGAAAAAATCAAGCCGCTTCATGAAAAATATCTGGGTCTGGGTTGCAGAATATCGGGGTCAAAATCTCCCGGTATTGTCAGCCCTATTCCGCTTGATATGGACATTCAGACAATTATTGACAAAGCATCACGCAGTACAAACGGAGAGAAATTCAAAAAGCTCTATAATGGTGACTGGTCGGATTACAGCTCACAATCAGAAGCGGACATGGCTTTCTGCAATATGCTTGCGTTCTGGTGTGGCGGCGACAGTGGAAAAATGGACACGATTTTCCGCAATTCAGGGCTTATGCGTGAAAAGTGGGACAGAAAACAGTCAAACAGTACATACGGCAAACTTACGATTTCAAAGGCAATCGGGCAATCCAAGAATTTCTATGGGCAGAATACGCATACAACTTCCAATTATAGTATTTCAATATCGGCTGAAAAAAAGTCGGACAATCCGAAATTTTACTCATTTGACGACACAGGCAACGCCCAGCGACTTCATGATAATTTCGGTGATGTTCTGCGGTACTCATATATTGACAAGAAATGGTTGTACTATAAGGACGGAAAATGGAATTATGACTATATAGGTTTTCACAGAAGTATTGCTGATGCATCGGTTGACTTAATGGCAGCGGAAAGGTTTCTGTACAACGAGGCGGATGAGCGTGACGGAAGTGACCTTGAAAAACGATTCATGAAACATTATCAGAAGTCCAGAAGTTTCACAGGCAAGACAAATATGCTGAAAGAGGCGGAACATTATTCGCCCCTTCTCCCGTCTATGCTTGATAAGAAAAAATTCTGGATTAACTGTAGTAATGGCATTCTTGACTTAAAAACATGCGAACTAATGCCACACAGTAAGGAGGCTTACATAACTAAAATTACACATTGTGAGTATAATCCGGAGGCGAACGAAATTCCACACTGGACGGCTTTCCTTAACAGCACTTTCAACGGAGATAAAGACCTTATCCGCTACATTCAAAAAGCTGTCGGATATAGTTTAAGCGGTTCAACAGCGGAACAGTGTGCATTTTTCCTATACGGTACGGGCAGGAACGGCAAATCAACTTTTCTTGAAATAATCCGTAGTATCATGGGCGACTATGCGACAAATATTCAGCCGCAGACAATTATGATTAAGCCGAGTTCAGGCAATGCCCCGAACAGCGATATTGCACGCTTGAAAGGTGCAAGGTTTGTTACTTCCGTTGAACCGAATGAGGGAATGCGTATTGATGAGGGACTTCTGAAACAGTTGACCGGTGATGATGTCGTTACAGCAAGAAAGCTTTTCGGTGACGAATTTGAATTCAAGCCGGAATTCAAGCTGTGGATGGCAACCAACCACAAACCGATAATCAGAGGAACAGATACAGGTATCTGGCGTAGAATCCACCTCATTCCGTTCACAGTGCAGATTCCTGAAGATAAGGTTGACAGGCACTTGAAATACAAACTTGCAGGCGAATGCAAAGGTATTTTCCTTTGGGCGGTCGAGGGTTGTCGCTTGTGGCAGAATGAGGGGCTGGGAATGCCAAAGGCTGTACTTGATGCTATCCAAGAATACCGACACGAAATGGACGTGATAAAAGCATTCACAGAGGCTTGCTGTACGGAAGGCGGAGAAGTCAAGGCATCACATCTGTACGCTGCTTATGTCAGGTGGGCAGATGAAAACAACGAATACAGAATGAGTAATACTAAGTTTGGAACAGAAATGTCCAAAAGGGTTGAAAAAAGCAAAAAAGCAGGCGGCCTCTATTACTTAGGAATATCTCTCGGTAACGATTCTTATTCTGTTTCTATCGGTTGATATGAAGGGTTATGCAGGGTTGAACGGTTTTTCCTATTCTATCATATAAAAAAATGGAAATAAAAAAATATATATATAATATAGAAAACGGTGCAAACCCTGCATAACCCTGCATAACAAAAAAAGTGAGGTGATTATTATTATATACGATTTCAAGAATCCGGAGCATTTCAAGGTTCTGGAAAGACAAGCCTATGACGGCACAATTGATGTCAGTGGATTTCCTCCGGCAGCGTACCGCTATTTTGATAGCCTGAGATTACTCTACGCAAAATTCAAATATGAAAATCTCAGCAAGCAGGAAGCAGCCGCACGCAAGCAAATACTTCTCAGCCAGTATAACGCTGCGTGTGCAGATTATGAGGGCTGGCGGTCTTCATTTGTTTGTTATCAGGATAATATCCGCAAAGCCGGTACGCTCCTTTCTGATATAGAGAAATCCCACGATACAAAAGAAATCGCCCTCAAATCATGTGAGTGCATAGGACTTATGACAGGTGATGCAAATTTTCTCAAAAGACAGATGAAGAAAATTGGAGGGGAAAAACATGAAATGGAATGAAATAGCAGAAAACTTCCGCACGGTGCGTGATGCACCACGGACACGTATAATTAAAATATATGGTATCCGTAACGACTATGACGGTAAATTGCTTGATGTGAGATTCTTTTCGCTTGATGATGCAAAATGTTACATGGACAAATACGGCGGTTATGGTCTAAGTAGTCTGTTCCACATTGAGATTATCGGGGAAAGGGTGATTTTCGAGTGACTATCAAAGAACTTCGCAACTATCGGGCGATATGCTCACAGATTGACCATATCGACAGAAAAATCAAAGGCAGTCGCATTCATGTGAAAGATTCTGTGCAGTCTGCGTCAAAACATCCGTACAGCGTGCATAACGTGACGGTCGAGGGGGATATATATGACCATTCTTCACCCGTTCTGCTTGCAAAAAAACACCGCCTTGAGGTTCAGAAACAGAATATTGAAAGTTTTATCGAAAACATTCCCGACAGCAAGATAAAAGAGGCAATCGAAATCTACTGCACGGAACCTATCGGAGAAGACGGGAATGCACCGGAATGGAATGATGTCGCCGACCGGCTTGCAGACGGCAGCACAAAAGATTCAGTTCGTATGCTGGTGACAAGATTTTTAGAAAAAAATTCGTAAAATGTTCGTTTTGTTCGTCATGTTCGTTTTCAGTGTGATATAATTATAATGGGATTAATGTATATTCCACGGGCTACGGTTTGTCCCGTCAAAAAAACCGAATACACAACGTGCGGCTATACTGTCAACCTGCCGGATTTTCCGACAGGTTCGGGCGGTATATATGTAGACCGTGAGTGCAACCCTCACAATCTGCACCAACGACTTCATGTTTTAACATTTTTATACTCCTTTGCAAATGCAGTACCGTCCGGATATGGGCGGTATTGCTGTTATATATAGAGAGGGCGGTGAACCGCATGACGGCAAGACAGAAGAAATTTGCGGAATACTATGCACAGTGCGGTAACATCGTACAGAGTGCAATCAAGGCAGGCTACAGTGAAAACTATGCGAACGCTAACGCCTGTAAGCTGTTAGAAAATGTGAGTGTTGCGGAATATATACACAAACTTTCAGAAACAGCACAGGACGAACGTATCATGACAGCTAAGCAGCGGCAGATGATATTATCGGATATTGCACAGAATGAAGAAAATACACCTACAGACCGTATCCGTGCGGTTGATACGCTTAACAAAATGACCGGCGAATATATCGTCAAGGTTGACAGCACGGTCAGAACCTCCGACAAGCTTGCTGATGTGTTTAAGCAGTTGGGAGGTGAGGGGCTTGAAGATTAGAAAGAGAGTTGATTACATGGTTTTGACGTGGAGGTGGTCAAATGAGGAAATTTCCGTTGAGTGAAAAGTACATAGATTTCATAAATTCCGTGAATGGTGTGACGGCTGATTTCCTTGAGTGACGGCACGACAGCAAGCGGCAAAACCACCGTAGGGGCAGGAATCAAATTCATGCGAATGGTATCAGCAAGTACAAAGAAACTGCATATCATAGCAAGCAAGACAACCGGAACGGCTGAAAAGAATATCATACAGCAGGATAACGGCATACTTGATTTACACCGCACGGCACAGTATTTCGGCAACGGTGACAAGGACAACAAGCTGCCGCATATAAAGTTTGAGAACAAAATCATTTATGTTCTCGGCTACGATAACAAAGACAAGTGGCAAAATGTTCTCGGCTCGCAGTTTGGTTGTGTGTATATTGATGAGGTCAACACCGCCGACATTGAGTTTGTCCGTGAGATTTCAACACGTAATGATTACCTCATGGCAACGCTTAACCCGGACGACCCCGCACTTCCTGTATACACAGAATTTGTAAATCGCAGCAGACCATACAAAAAATATGTAGGAGATGTTCCGGAAGAAATCATGAAAGAACTCACGGAAGAACCTGTTTCAGGTTGGCGGTATTGGTTCTTTTCATTCAAGGATAATCTGTCCCTTACAGATGCAGACATAGAAAGAAAAAAAGCCGCTGCCCCAAAAGGAACTAAACTTTACAAGAATAAGATTTTAGGCTTGCGTGGACGTGCTGCGGGGCTTATATTCAATCTTGAAAAGCGGAATATACTTACACTGCCGCAAGCTCAGGAACATAAATACATGATGTTTTCGGCGGCTCTTGATACATCATATTCGCAGAACAGTGCGGATACTTTTGCATTCACTTTTATTGGGATTACAACCGAAAGAAAATGCATCGTTCTGGATGAAAGAGTATATAACAACGCAATACTTAAGAAACCTCTTTCGCCGTCAGATATTGCACCGGAGTTTGTAAGATTCCTTGAAAAAAACCGTTCGCAATGGGGCTTTGCAAGAGATGTGTATATTGACAGTGCAGACCAAGCGACACTAACGGAATGCGTAAAATACAAACGTCTGACAGGCAGTATTTACAATTTTATCGGGGCATTCAAAAAAACTAAGATAATTGACAGGATTCACTTGCAGTCATCGTGGATGGCGGCAGGTGATTTTTTAATTCTTGACAGTTGCAAAAATTATATTGCAGAACTCAATATTTATTCATGGAAAGAAGATAAATATGAACCGGAGGACGCACATGACCATTGTATAAACTCTGTGCAGTATGCGTTCCTACCCTATAAAATGAAGATTGGAAGTGTAAAATTTGAGGATAAGTGAGAAGGTGAAGAATATGATACGGAACTGGCTTAATATCATACCGGCGACAGAACAGAGCATAACGCTGAATGAAATCATGACGTTTGATACAGAAGTTCTCCGTGCGCAGATATGGTACAGGGGCGATGCAGATGAATTGTTTCAGTTTTTTCATCAGGTCAATACCAGTGGCAAACGGTCATGTTTCTGGGGAAGTGTTCCCGTAAATGAACAGATACGCAGAATACACAGTGGATTACCAGCCGTTATTGTTGACACTCTTGCTTATATCGTCAAATCAGACCTTGACAGCGTTGAAACGTGTTTCCCTGTCTGGGACGAAATCGCCGAGAAGATTAGTTTTCAGGAGCTTGTCGGGGAAGCCGTTGCAGAAACACTTGTTGACGGTGACGGAGCGTTCAAAATCTCTGTTGATACAAACATTTCGCCGTATCCGATTGTTGAATTTATCGGGGCGGACAAAGTAGAATATGAACAGACACGAGGGATAATAACAGCCGTGATTTTCAAGACGGTCTACACCGTAAAATCAAGGCGTTACATACTCCGTGAAAGATACGGAACAGGCTTTATTGAAAGCAAGCTGTATGATGAAAGCGGAAATGAAATTGCCCTTGATGAAGTGCCGCAGTTGTCGGATATTCCGCCGCTTGTAAAATATACCGGTGATTATATCATGGCTGTGCCGCTGAAATTCTACGACAATAAGCGTTATCACGGGCGGGGCAAATCAATATTTTCCGGCGGTAAATCCGACTGCTTTGACGCTCTTGACGAGGTTGTTTCACAGTGGTGGGATGCGATACGGTCCGGACGTGTTCAGAAGTATATCCCCGAAACCATGATACCCCGAAATCCGAATGACGGTTCTTTGATGTCGGTCAACAGTTTCGGTACAAATTTCATTACTGTTTCGTCCGTCATGAGTGAAAACAGTTCGGAGAATCCGAAAATTGATGTTGTACAGCCTGATATAAAATATGATGCGTTTGTAAATTCATACATGAACGCAATACTTATGTGTCTGCAAGGGCTTGTATCGCCCGCAACACTGGGAATTGATGTCGGCAAAATGTCATCAGCAGAGGCACAGCGAGAGAAAAAAGATGTGACCGGCAACACACGCAATGCAATCACTTCAGCTCTTGAAAAAGTTCTTCCGGTGCTTGTTGAATCGGTGCTGAAAACATATGATAATATGCATGGGAACGCACATCGTGATTATGGTGAAATCACTGTTTCTTTCGGTGAGTACGGTGCACCTGATTTTGACAGCCGTGTCGAAACAGTCGGAAAAGCCGGAGCATACGGAATTATGTCCATTGAAACACAGGTTAATGAACTGTGGGGCAGTTCAAAAGATGATGAGTGGAAAGCGGCTGAAACAAAACGTATCATGTCAGAAAAGGGGCTAACAGAAATGCCCGAACCGTCAACAGGTGATGAATATGTTGACATTTAAGGACATTTCCAGACTTTTTGAAGAAATTGAATTAAGGCTTGTTTCATCGCTGAAACGCAATCTTTCACGTCATAAAAGCTGGGAACGTGATGAGGGCTTTGAATGGTCCGCATGGCAGGCGGAAAAGTTGCAGAACATTGAAAAATTCCGCCGTGAAAATCGTGATATTATGTCCGAATACACGGACGTTATCGACAGCCAGACACGGCAGTTAATGACGGAACAGTTTGAGGAGGGCGGACGGCTTGCAAGTCAGACCGCTGTTGACAGCATTCTTGACGAACCGGAAACGGATTTTGAAAAATCCCCCGCTTTTTTCGGTGTGAATGAGAAGAAAATGAACGCCCTCATAAACGATATTACCGCCATTGAAAAAGACGTTGAAACAGCCGCTTTGCGGACGGTGGATGATGTGTACAGGCAAACAATACACAATGTTCAAGTGGCAATGGGGACAGGCTCAATGACGTTGAATCAGGCTATTGGCATAGCTGTGAAAAACTTTCTGAACATGGGTATAAACAGCATAACATATTCAGACGGTCGGCGTGTAAATATAGCCGATTACGTCCGCATGGCTCTCCGTACAACTTCAACACGGGCGACACTGCAAGGACAATCCGCACGCTGGGCACAACTGGGATATGATACAGTTATGACTTCACAATACGGAATGTGTTCTGAAACGTGTCTTCCGTGGCAGGGGCGTGTGTATATTGATGATGTGTATACGCTGTGGGACGGCGAAATTGAAGAACGTAACGGTGGCGAACTGTGGGGGAAATCCCATTACTGCGACAAGTGGTTCTGCCTGCTCTCCACGGCTATACACAAAGGGCTGTTTCATCCAAATTGCCGTCATTCTCTCCTACTCTATATTGACGGCGTTACAAAAATTCCCGAACCGATACCGGCTGAAAAAATAAAACAACAGCGTGACCTTGAAAAGCAGCAGCGTGCAAAAGAAAGGAATATCCGCAAGCTGAAACGGTTCGCAGAGGGTACGCTTGACCCCGACACGGCAAGGGAGTACCGCAGGAAGCTCCGTGAAGCACAAAAGGAGTTGCGGGAGTTTATATCTCAGACCAATGCGGACGAGGGGAAGACGGTTTTGCGGAGGGATTATGGCAGGGAGAAAGTTTATGGGAATGGTAATAATGTCGCTAATAAAGCAAAAGCAATAGACATTTTCAATGATAATGATTTAAATCCCGATGAACCGACAGCCGAAGAAATTGTTAAAGAACTCTCAAAATCTTCAATCGGCAAAGAAACTTTGCAGATTATTTCTGAACTTCCCGAACGCATTAAACTCACATACGGCACAAATTCCAGTGT